TCTCCTAAAGTAGTTGGATTTTAAGGCCCCGTTCCTTTAGCGAACTTTTGCGTCCCTTTCGGGATGAACGATCCGTTCCGAGTTGGCTTACTTGCGTCCAAGTTGCCAGGGTTCACACGTTTGATCTGGTACTTTGGTGTAAAAGAAATCAATAAGAAATTCTTTTGCATCCCTAGTGTGATTCTCATCGCTGAGGATCTCCACTCTTGCTTGGTTCCATTCGTCACATGACATCTCCCAATGAGAGGCATCATGTTCCGCAAACATCAATACCAGTAGTGCTAATCCGTGCATATTGGATGAACGATTGTGTTAATTATAACACACATGCTTATATTTAGGCAAGTAATTTGTAGTATTTACTACGTTTTTGATACAATTTTATAAAATCTTAATCATTGAGGTGTCGCCATATACTAAAACATCAAGATCTGTTTTGTAGTAAAGTTCAAGGGCATCACAGACTCTGCCTGCTATGGGTCTACCGCCGTTATTTAAAGAAGTATTGAGTAATATAGGAACACCAGTAAGTTTTTCATATTCCTGTAGTAACATGTAATAATCTTCTTGTTCTGGTGATACTGTGTTTATTCTACAGGTGCCATCAGCATGTGTGATTGTGGGAAATCTCTCTGGTTCTAAGACATCAGTGACATATAACATGTATGGTGACGCTCCATTCCAATAGAAATACTGTGATACTTTATTCTCTAACACCGAAGCACCAAAGGGTCTAAATGGTTCCCTATGTTTTACTTTATTATTGATCCAATCTTTCCCTTGTGGATCAAATGGATTCATCAGTATACTTCTGTTACCTAATGCACGAGGCCCTATCTCTCCATGACCCTGATACCACCCTACAATCTTCCCTTGAGCAAGTAACTCAGCAGTATCTTTTATCGTCTTTGTAGACGGTCTAGGCACTGTTTGATCGTCTTGCCAAAATGGGAATCCATCTTTTTCAAAAGGATCTAAATTATATTCTCTTCTCAAATATTCTATGATACCAATAGATAATCCCTGATCATTGGCATGTGGTGGTATGACTAAGTTGGGTATGGCATCCTTCAATACTTTGTTGATGATTGTATTCTGTGCTATACCACCAGAGTATCCAACTATGTCATCAGGTTTTATGTATTCTCTAAAATGTTTTAGATATAACTGTTCTGTATACTCATGAGCAGTAGCTAGATAATCCATGACATATTGTTGATCACCTAAATGGGATTCTATTACTTGAAAATCCCATATATTTTTAAGATCGTCAATGTGATCTACCGACACCACATCAGCATTGTGTTCACCAAATGCCTTCAGTGCCATGACCTTCCCTGCATGATCAAGATAGTTTCCTCCCATCTTTAGAGCCATACCCATTCTCGACATGATAAATCCCAGACTAGATGAGTAATGAATCATCTGTCCGTTTGATTTACAACTGTCTATAAGTTTATCTCCTCTCCATATGCTACGATACATCCAATCATCACCGAAGCCATCAAACACAAAGTTAATAGTTGGTTCTACACCTAAAGGCCAAAAACTAAGAGAGTGAGCATAATGATGATCTATTCTATGAATAGGGCAAGTGAATCCAATATCTCTGAATAGAGGAATATCTATTATCTCTGTTAGTTTAGATGAATCAGCATCTATCTCATTATAAACATAAGAATCCAATACTATTCCTATGGCGTTTACTTCACTAGGAATGATATTCCATTCATCTAATATTCTTGTCCAAGCATATATTCCTTCAAATCCAAAGTGCTTTACTTGAAAGTCTCTCTCGAAAGATCTATATTTTAATTGTTCACCGTCAAAGTATGTCACGTTTGAATCGTGAGCACACAAACGAAGTGCTAATAATTTCATGCGACCCTAGGGCTCAAATTTTTACCCGAATTTTTTTTCCGCTATTTTTGTTTTTAAAAAGCGATTTTACATACCAGGCGGTCTGGTAGGGTCTTGCATAGGCATTCCTTGCCCAGGCATTTGATACCCTTGTCCCATACCACCACCCATTCCTGGCATTCCTTGAGGCATACCACCCGAAGATTGTTGTCCACCAAACTGTGAGTTCACTCCACCAGCTTGCATCTTGGCAAACCCATGTTCAACTTTGTGGGCTTCTAAAGCCTTTTGTAATTGATCTACCTTCTTCTCTAAATTGCCAACTTTGAAAAGAAGTAAGTCTAATTTATCTTCCATGTTGAGATCTATTCCTAATAATAATTCTGTTGTTCTCATAGTCTGGAATGAAATCTAAAACATCATCCGCTGGCCATTCTAACTCTTCATAAAGAGCATTGAGTCTTTTCATGTCATCCCACAAGTTATTGACATGTTGAGGTTGAGGTTTGTCATAAAACCAATCCTCTTCTGGTTCTAGGTTGCCGTGCATGTTACCTCCCTAGGAAATAGTGGTTGATAATTTCAATCTTCTCATGTGCTTGTGCAATAGCATTGATTTCATTATCTACTGAGGCCATAATATCTGAGTGTTCTCCTATACCTACAGGATAGGTAAGGTAAACTTCGACATTCTGTTTGTGTTTGGCAATCAAACCTTCGTAGTAGGCGATCTGTGACTTGAGAATGTCATCACGCAAATGAATCATAATTCAACTAGATTGTATTCTTGTAAGTATTTAACAGTATCTGCTGCACCACCAATGGTATAAGCATCAACTGTAACTTGGGGGAAGGTAGATCCTTCTCCGAACTGAGAGAAAAATTGTTTCTTGTCGAAGTCTTCGTCAAGTTTATATTCTACAAAGTTTAGTTCTGCTAATTGTAACACGGAAATAACTTTCTCGCAATAACCACATCCTGATTTTGAGTAAACGGTAAAATTCATGTGTTTTTTAAAAATTCTTTAAGTGATGATTGTAATTGGCCTTTGTTTTCTTTAGGGTAATCCTCTGTTATTCCCTTCATCCTTTTATAATCATTGTGCATCGCCCCCAGATACCATGCTTGTGCCAATTGATGTGGGCCCTCTTTCAACAATCGGATTTGAAATTTCGATAGACCAGCCTTCATCTCCAAATACTCCTGTCTCCACGATGTTCGGTTCTCTTCTGACATCTTGTTCCTCCCAGATTTTTTTGATTTGTTCTGATTGCCTGTCAATATCTCTCATGGTGTTGGCAATTTTGACATCAATCCACTTGCCCTTCAACCATTCGATGAGTCCTAGTGCAAGGTGTTGTACAAATGGGTTCTTGAATTTCTTCTTTACCCATCTCTCGGCTTTATCGTACCAAGGGTCTACGCCTTCCCCGAAGGTCTTTTCAAAGGAGAATTGCACCTATGATAAACCCTTTAGCGAAAGCAATGCACTTCATCTGATAATCTGTAAGACCAAACTTATCTTGAAGTTTCTTTGCCATTTTCTTATCCCATTCCTTTACATGGTACAACGCATGTAAAACAGGATTCATCTTTCCGTGATCTCCGCAAGACATAATCTTATCTTAAAAAAACTATTTAGATTAAATTCTACCATGAAAAACTGTTCTTGACAATGCGAGTGATGGGACTCGAACCCATACTGTAGAGATTTTAAGTCTCCTGTCTCTGCCATTGGACTACACTCGCTGGCGACTCAGGTAGGACTCGAACCTACAACCAACTGCTTAGAAGGCAGTTGCTCTATCCTTTGAGCTACTGAGTCGAATAGGACTACTGGGAATTGAACCCAGTTCACACCGTTATAAGCAGTGGGCATTAACCAATATGCGATAGTCCCTTCGACTCAGTTACTATGACACAAAAAAAGACCCCTGTAAAGGGGTCTTTGATTAGTATTTCTGATCAGAAATTATCCGATTGAAGGTGCTGTTAATGCTACTTCTGTAGTCTCAGCAGATGCCAAGTCTAGTGGGAAGTTGTGAGCGTTACGCTCATGCATTACTTCCATACCAAGGTTAGCTCTGTTAAGAACGTCGCCCCATGTAGGAATGATCTTACCGTTTACATCTACAACTGATTGGTTGAAGTTGAAACCGTTAAGGTTGAAAGCCATTGTACAGATACCCATAGAGGTTAACCATACGCAGACTACTGGGAACACTGCTAAGAAGAAGTGTAGTGAACGAGAGTTGTTGAATGAAGCATACTGGAAGATAAGACGACCAAAGTAACCATGAGCGGCTACGATGTTGTATGTTTCTTCTTCTTGTCCAAATTTGTAACCGTAGTTCTGTGACTCAGTTTCTGTTGTCTCTTTGATTAGAGATGAAGTAACTAGAGAACCATGCATTGCAGAGAATAAAGATCCTCCGAACATTCCAGCAACACCAGCCATGTGGAATGGGTGCATTAGAATGTTATGTTCTGCCTGGAACACGAACATGAAGTTGAATGTACCTGAGATACCTAAAGGCATACCGTCTGAGAAAGATCCCTGACCGAAAGGATACACTAAGAATACAGCGAATGCTGCTGACACTGGAGCAGAGTATGCTACGCAGATCCAAGGTCTCATA